TCGCCAATATCTTTAGAAAGAATCTTTACTTCTTCAGCGGTTAGCACCAAAGCTTCACCATGTGTTGCAGCATCATTAATACGGGCAATAATCTGGTTGATTGGTAGTTTTGAGTTGTCCATAGCTTGACCTGTAATTAATGCGAATAAGGGTGTTCTTGTCTATGCTGACTTGGTGGCACGATATCTGTAATGGCGGTAATACTTTCAACCTCATCCATTTCAAAGAAAAATCGCTCCCCACCATTCACAGAAAGCAAACTTAAAACCCCACCATTGATGCCGACAAATTCTTTAATTGTGCATCTTCCATCCTTCAAGCACACCTGAACAAACTCATTCGGCACAAGATCTGCATCAGGGTCGCATACAACATACCAGCCATTACGAATTGCTGGAAACATGGAGTCGCCAGTGCCTTTAATGCCATAAGCTCTTGGACCCGCTGTATGAGTTGGAACATAGCCATCACCCGCATTTCCGTCATACCCCATATCAGTGAAGTACCCATCCATTCCCATCTTTGAATAAGCTTTGACGGGAACGTATCTTTTTTGAATAGGGAATGGTTTATCTGATGTTTGAACAAACTTAACAGCTTCTTCACTATCTGGAATATTGTACTTCTGCTTAAAGGCTTCAATATCAAGAACATTTAATTGAACAGCATTGTTGTCCAATTGGGGGCCGCTTTCATCACCATTTGTTATATACGAAGTGGACACACCAAAATAAGCGGCCATTTTACTTAAAGGATCAGCTTTAGGTGCATATGCATCTTTCTCCCAACCAGTGACATTAGGCGCACTAACCCCGACGATTTTTGCCAAATCGCCTTGAGTTAATTTCTTTTCTCTTCGTAAGGCGCGAATACGCTGACCCATAGTTTCTAGATTCTTCATATAAGTTATCTTACATCTTGCAAAAATAAGTTATCTTTGTTTTAATACTAAGAAATCTTACTTTTGAGGTTGAGCAAATGACCAAACAGGAAGCTTATAAGTTGCTTGGTGTGAATGGTGTCGGTTTAGCAAAGTTATTAGGGATTGAACCTCCTGCTGTGTACCAGTGGTCAGATGAAAAAATCCCATTAGCTCGCGAATACCAGATCAGAGACTTAGCTGATGGCAAAGAGCCAATTAAGCGAACTAATGCAACCACCTAGGAATCACCATGAGCAAATTATCAGTTGATATATCTGCAAGCGCCAGAAATGGCGTATCCCGCATATTGCATGGTCTTGATATAAGCAATCAAAAAGAGATTGCTGAACAATTAAAAGTTGATCCAAGCACTATAACTCGACTTAAAACAGATAAGAAAAACAATGGTTTGAATGAAATTGAAATGTTTTGCGAGCTATTGAGCTTGCTTGGTTTAAAAGTCGTTCCTAAAGATTATCAGAGCATTGATAAAGAACGTGTTGCTGCACTTTTAGTCATGTCTAAAAGCTGGATGAACCGTATAGAAACGGTGGATGACTTATTTCATGACGAAATCAGTGGTCAAAAAGAAAAGCTTGGATATTAAAAAACCACTACCTGCGCAAACAGGAGTGGTTTATAGGCATTCAGTCGAGATGAATCAAATGAATAAAACTAATTTATCAAATCAAACAACCGAACGCAACCAGCCAGAATTTTTAGTGGGTGACGTTGTAGTACTTACTAAAGAGTGTCGAAGTTTTAAATCAAACGATTTATTTGAGGTTAAAAATAAAACTTTGACTAGTTTATGGACCATCAAATCAGAGAATCATTTGATTCTGGTTTCTTCAAAAGAAATCCGCACAGCAACAGTTGCAGAACTTAATGCCAAACGCCGACTAACAAGCGCAGAGCAAGCATTAGCGGAGGTGTCATGAACAGCTTTACACACCAAATCAAAGATTCTCGCCAGCAAAGTGAAATCCAATCTTTCTATGAGCCTGCATTGCGAGTACTTGGCCACCTATTTGAGGTGAAAAAGCAAAATTTACGCAACAAAGGGTATGACGAAAATAATGCGGCGGTAACCAAAGTTGAATTTTCAGAGGCTATGGCTCGTCAATTTCGCATAACGCAGTGGTTAGCACAACAGATTGTAACCAGCTTAACCAAAGCGTGTTTGGTTGATTCGTTTGGTGGCTATGTTAAGCCAAAGGATGGTGAAAAGTGAGATATGCAGCAAGAAGAAAACAGGATATTTCCGTTTCCACCACACCGCTAGAGGTGGTAATTCCACTGGAACAACCAGTAAAGATCTATTCGGCTAAAGAATTAGCAGCCATGCCGCTTTCAGTTATGAATGCCGCAATTGAGGCTCAGGAAAGATTTTATCAACTTGAAGAATTAACCCATATGGGGGGGCAGGCTATAGCAGTTCGCCGTCTCATGGAGGATGGGCACAAACTAATTCAGGTGAAAGAAAAGTCTCGTATTCGCTACAAAATCAACAACGAATTTATTCCTCCAAGAATTATTCGTCAGTTGGAAATGCGCGGATTAGTGAAGCTTGGAAGGGGTAAGTAATGACTATTATCGCCTCTTCAAAGCCCCTTCGAACACCCTTTAAAGGAGATAAATAACCATGCGTGACTATGGGAAAGTCTCACCACATTTCTGGACGGGAACTACGGGCAAAAAGCTTCGTCAAACACATGAAGGCTTAATTGTCGCTATGTATTTAATGACAAGCCCTCACGCGAACATGCTTGGCTTGTATTACATGCCCCTTTTATATGTTGCTCATGAAACTGGATTGGGCTTTGAAGGGGCTTCTAAGGGGCTTCAAAGAGCCTGTGAAGCGGGGTTTTGTAGCTATGACGAAGCCACGGAGACAGTCTGGGTGCACGAGATGGCACGTTTTCAAGTAGCTGAGTCATTAAAGCCAGCCGATAACCGCTGTAAGAACGTGCAAAAAGAGTATGATTCATTGCCGTCAAGCCCTTATTTATCAAGCTTTTTCGATAAATATGCACAAGCATTTTGTATGACTCAAAAGCGTGGCGAAAACGCCAAAATAGATAGCCCCTTACAAGCCCCTTCAAAGCCCCTTCGAAGCCAGGAACAGGAACAGGAACAGGAGCAGGAGCAGGAGCAGGAACAAGAAAATACTCACACACAAAACTCGGTTGAAAATTTTTCAGCGGCCGAGGAGTCTTGGAAACCAAATCGTGAACTATTGCTGAATGTTCTTAGGACTTCACAAGTGGGTGCACAAGCAGAGCAGGTTTTAGAAATGCCAAATTATGAATTTCATCTTGGCAACTTCAATGCTCACTGGGAAAACAAAATTGATCTCACTGAAAACCAACGAACTCGAAAGTTTGCAACTTGGTTAATTCAGGAATTCACAAAGTCGATAAGACCTAAAAAACAAAACTCACCAATGAAAACTGCACCAGCAAGAGACGTAAACAGTGCTTGGGGTGATTCAAAACAGTATGCACCAGCCACAGATGATATCGATGTAGGGGAGATGCTATGAATGCATTGAGCAAACAATTCAAAACTGAGCTGGTACAAACTAATCAGTTTTGCCCTAAACACAATGAGTTAATGGTTTTATTAATTGGTCGTCCAGTTTGCCAAACATGTGCAAATGAAGCGTATGTGAAATCACAAATTGAACACGCACACCAAGTCAACCTCATGGTACGCGAGAAACATTTTGCCGGAGCAAAACTCCCTGAGCGCCACAAGGAAAGCGGATTTAAAAATTATATGGTGAGTATCGATCCACAGAAAGAGGCTAAAGCTGCTTGCCATAAATTTGTTCAAGATTTTAATTCAGGGAAGAAGCGCAATCTGATTATGGTTGGGCGCACAGGAACAGGAAAAACCCATCTTGCATGTGCTATTGCTCGTAACGTTTTAGACAAGCGGAGTTATGTTCGTTACGTCACCTCAGAAGACATGGCAAATGAAATTGCCACTGCATGGACAAAGCCAGATGACAATGAAGCAAATGCAATTTTTCGCTTCACGGACTGTGATTTATTGATATTGGATGAATACGGTTTGCACGACCAACACGAGAGTCGATTGCAGCTCGTTCATAAAGTTTTATATGCACGTTATGACGAAAAAAAGCCGACAGTTTTAATTTCAAACATGACGCTTGAATCTACAGAAAAGGCGCAAGGTTTGAAGGAAAACTTAGGGGACCGTTTATGGTCTCGGTTTCAACATGACGGTTTGACAGTAGTTGAATGTGACTGGGATGACTTGCGTTTTGGTGGGGCGAATGTATGAAAGCAACTAAATTGATTAGAGATAAAGGACTGCAATACGCGAAGGAAATCGTAGATTCAGCACCTTCTAGCGCAACTGAATGGAATGAAGGTTTCGAGTTCCAATGTGGTCAAAGTGTAGAGATTAGCAAGGCTGATCGAGAAAAGTATTTTGTAGACCTTTCTGAACTCAAGCGTCTGGTGGAGTCTTTGGGTTATGTAAGCAGATGGGGCGGCATTGAAAGATGCAAGAAGCTTTACTTTGAAGCTCCATTCAAAAGAGACAAGCACATAAAAGATTTAAAGCGATACATCCGCGATTACGAATCAATATACGGGGATAGTGAAAATGCATAAATGCAACCACTGTGAAGCTGAGCAATTAATTAATTCGTATGGTGGTCTTCCAGAAGCAAAGGCTTACATGAGGCGTTATTTCATGCTGAATGGAGGATTAAGAAATAAGTATCCAAGAACAGGCGCTTTGATAACTCAAAAGATGAATGAATTGCAGAGCGCGATTTTAAATGTAGAGGGCGCAAAAAATGGACAGTAGGTGGATTGAAGCGCAACGCCGTGAAATGGAAAAGCTTATTTCACCAGAGCTAATCAAGTCGAGGGATTTAGCACGTCAAAGTTACTTCGATCATATGGAAAAAGAAATGGCTGACCACGTATCGCGCTCAATTGAACCACTCAGCGGTAAAAAGCAAAGCACTCTGGTTGAACTAAGGGAGTCAATTGAAAAACTGGCTCAGAAGTATAAACAAGATGCTCATTCATCCAGCCTTTTAGGTGATCAGGATAAAGCGCGAGTTTATAACTGCTTTGCTAATCAATTGGACCATTTGCTGAAAGGTGGTGCTTGATGTCATCAGTCAGCATTGCTGAATACCGCAAGTTATTTCC